TATCGTTCCCAAAATGAATTAGTTACGAACAATAATTCCAAATACTTTATTAACCAAACAAATATGAAGTGCGCCGAACTCCCACATCATCTTCAAAGAATTTTCTATCCAAATCAAACCAGTCCAAGGTTAAGGTCTTAGTCTTTCGTTTAATGAGAGCTTTATTAATGTTCCTCTTAAACTTTTCGAAAACTTCCTTTCCGTGACCATGTGCTTCTAATAAAGCACTCTCACAGTTTACCCTAGTAGCTTCTCGTAAATCTGCACTTTTCCACACCCACTGCGTAATGTCTTCAACAGCTTCCCAAGAGAGGGGACTCAACCACTCATACTCTCTAGTGGGATGAGGCATAAATCCCCGTTTGAGAAATTCCGACTTAAGCAAACTCTGAAAAGGTATGGTCGCGACCTTTTCCTTGTCCATTGCAGTGGCAGCTATACCATTGTGGGATAAGAAAGTTTGAATAGTAATAGTGTTAAACAAGAATTTAAAATCATCACTCACAGACATTATGAAGTCGTCTCCATATACTGCTACTGCAACATGCTCCCTAAATACTTGATAGATGTCTGGGTTTAATAATCGAGCAGTATCTCCACATAATTGATCCCAAGCAATTAAAATGTACAATAAATTCACCAAAGAATTAATTATAACTGTTATGGCCGCTCCAGATGGGGACCCAGAAGTTTGCTGATAGACTGTATTAACACACACGTGAGTACTTTGTGTGCACTCTTTTAACAAAGCCTGCAACTCAAGAATGTTTGCTCCCTCCATGTGCATCATAGTCCAATCAATCATAATTTCTGATGCTGCTCGAGCAACTTCCGCATTAAATCCGGGTCCAAAATTACTATAATCCATTGTGATAATATTATTATTATTCACTCTCCCAAGATGGCGAACCAATCCAGCCCATTCTGGTCCCTTAGCGTTAATACCTACAGCACTCATAACATTTAAACGAGCTTTCATGAAAGCAGCTGAAAAATGTAATAAGTTTTGGCGGGTAGCAATGGTGTAGTCAATGGGACTAGCACAAAAAACTCGTGTGCCACCTTGTTTCAAAACCTTAGCATGACTTTTACGTTCATCTTTCAAGGTATCAACAAACATGGTAATGGGAACTATTCCTTTCTGTCGCAACTTTTCCTTGCGTTCAACTTCCGCTAATAATTTTGCTCGAAGCTGACATTTACTTAAGCGTTGCTGGGAATCTCTCTCAATCTCTAACCATTCTAGTTTCGTAGTGGTTTTACCTTCCAAAGTCCAAGGGTAGCCCGCACTAGTTTCGAGTTTCATAGGGTCATAATACTCCACGTTAGGTAATCCTATCACAGCTTGTTCATATGTTAAGCGCTTAGGTTGGGCTACACATGGTAACATACTACTAATCCATCCCCCCCACAACGCTCTCTTAGCTTTATTAACAATTGAACTTTTAAAATCTATTGTTTTTTTTCCATGTTTAGCAGCTCCATAGTATAATGGAGATTGCTCATGCTGATACCTAGGGTCTTGCGACGTCAAAATAGCTGGTTCAGTATGACATTCAAATCCTGCTTGGTTATGTATGAGAGAGGGTAGTATCTTACTTTTCTTCGGCATGTGTGCAATATGCTCCACTGGAACCGTACCTAAATAATGCACATTTACCTCTTCACCAAATAGTAACTTAGCTTCAGATAATGACCCTAAATCTTTATCCTCACACTGAGTAACCACTTGCAAGTGCATTAACTCACCTAATGCTTCCTGGGTCACTAAAACGCCGTATCCGTCTCCTAGTGTTCCTTGACCTGATCCGGCGCAATGCATAGCAACAATAGGGCGTTGGTGGTGTTCCACTCTAACTAATGATCCACAAGCTCCCACTTGAGAATAGCCATAATGCAAAACATCTCTAATTTCAAATTTTTCTTTGTCATCGGATATAATAGCACTATTAACCCTTCCGAAAATATCAATATCAGTTATACGTGGTACTGAACCGTCCGAGCCTGGTACTAAAAATATTGACCCACGACTATTAATATGTTCACTCAAGTCTTTATCTGTGCTACAAAAAGATCGGATATCTTTGAACATAGGGTAAGAAGCTGGCACCTTAAATAAAGCAGCGTCTGTATGGGAGGATATTTTAAAATCCTCAGCATCAAACGTATACACAGTCGCTTCATGGCTTTTAATACCATTACGCCCTAGGGCAGGCACTAATTTAATCGTGTAACCTTGAGATGCATCCTCCCTCAAACGTGATACGTAATGCCGTGGCATCAAGCACCAGTGATTAAAGAGTCCTACGCCTGAAAGTTGATAGATCATAACATTGTCACGATATATTTGAAAACTTACATAATTGCGTGCTATGTATTTATCAACCACACTTGTAGTGTCTGATTGAACATATGGTCGAGTAGAGTGACGATTTAAGGGACGCAAATCACGTTGTCCTCTTAAATGCCTTATATGAGCATCATTAGAAGCTACTTGAACCACTGGCGCAATGGTAGTACTAGACCCCAAATTCAATAAACTCGCAAACATGGAGTACGTGGAAGATAGAGCAGTTATACCACCTACAACCCCCGCTATAACAAAGAAAAACTGCTTATAATGCGCCCACTTTTCTGATAAGTATTCCCACCACGTAAAGGGTTTCACTAACTCTTCATCTGTAAGACCTGAATCAGCAAGCATCCACTCAGCCCGCAGAAAAGGAGGCAATTTATTTATGTAATACTGTTTACCTTCTCTTGGAGCGTTGATAATATTTTGTGTTAGGGCGGCCAAATTAATTTCATGCTCTACCATATAATCTTGTACAAATGTATCTAAATAACGAGTATCAGCGAAAGGACAATTTTCATATTGACAGGCAAAATAAGGTATTTTCACCCAATTATGAGTATTGTTCTTTGAATGCACATAACTCCAGTACCGCTCTGAGGATTCAGTCTCCCGATATTCCAAATATGGAAGTTTATCACAAATCCCTTCATGCATACAATACGGAGTTGCTGATGCTCGTTTCTTTTGGATATTCAAGAGTTCTGTTTTGCTCACACTTAGCGCAGAATTTGCTTTCTTCTTATTGCGTTCACATCGCATTATAGCCTCCTCCTTTGGCGAAAGCACATCCCAAGGATCTTTTTCCATTTCTTGATCGTCATTACATACTACGTCATTAGCAACAACATCAGTTGTTATACACTGTACAGCTGTATCTCCCACTTCAGACTGTGGTGTATAATACTCTTCGGATGGGGCTAACATATTTAACGGATTGAAAATCCATGAGCGCGCCACATCAACGAACAATTCAGGATCATACATTGCATCCACCACACCAGCTCCTACATATGACGCAGCAACAGCAGTAGTGACAGCATCACCCTGCAGAAAAGCAATTAGAGATGATAATGCGGATAATAGTAAACGTGAGTTCACCATAGATCTCGAGCGGAGAAAATCTCTAAAAAATGAGAAGATCCACACTAACCTATCACCAATATTAACCACTACCCATCGTAACACTATATACAAACGGGTTAAATGTTTAGGTAAGCAGGCTAGCATAGGTTCCACCCGACACATAGGGCAATGCGAACCCATGTTAGCTCTTTTCATTCGGATCATGCAATCCATACACATGTAGTGATGAGCGTCGGGGTTGGAATGAGAACGAACCCCCCCGCACACATAGTAACAAGGCATTTGTTCGAGGCAAGTCATACATTCATGTTCTATAACCTGACCTGTATTTTCCAATAACGGTCTCATAAATGCACCAACACCCTGAGCTGTCCAATCTAAAATTTGAGCCATAACACCACCACTAAAAACCATACCGCTAGCTAGACTTGCCGATAATGATTCCCATCCCACAGGAAAGTTCTGAAATACGTTCTCGGGTTTAGAATCAATATGGAATTCCAATACTTCATCTTTCTTCTCCTTTATCAAATCAACAACTTTAAACACAGCCGCTTCAAGTTGTTCACTTGGTAACCAACCATTTGGATTACATTCAGTGTCTTCCATAATGTCGATAGTACTGGTATAAAATAAAGAAAAAGGATCAGAATAGTCTAAATAATTTTCACTATTCAAACGCATTTGAGTTTGGAATTTTTTAATTCTTTTGCGCACTAAAATAGTTTCTTGCTGATGATAACGCTTATATGTGGCACATAACCAAGGTTTTACTTCGGACCAAGTTTTCTGAACTGTACTTAAGCTACCTTCAACCTTTGCACTTGCGTAACGTTGAAATAATAAATGGCCACAATCCATTGATTCCTTCTCTGTTAAATCGCGTAGGTCTTTTCCGATCCACTCCTCTTTTAATGACGCACGCAACACTAAGTCTCGCCGCCGGAAAATAGCGTCAGGGTAAATCGCCTTTTGACCTATACAGGAAGGAAATGCTCCATTACATAATAGGACAACGATTAAAGGATTTGCTTTAATTTTCTTCTCCTCTAAATGAGCCATTTCTGGGATAAAGTCACTAGTCGATTTCATTTGATACAATTCACTCAGTTGGCTTAAAATTTGATCTGAATCATTTAAATTCATCCAATCATCGTAAACAACGACGGGTTGATTTTTATATCCTGACCAAAAGCGTGCCCCTGGCGGTCTTGTGTATATAAGCCCACTGGAGGGACGATCAAAACCAATTGATCCCAACAATTCTGAAACCATTGTCTCTGTCATAAAAGACTTCCCGATACCAGGTTCACCTTCTATGCATATTACAAATGGTTCATAACGACAAGGACTACATGATAAATCCATAAATTTCTCACTTGATGCTTTAATGACATCGGTACACAATCGAGTTACAATAGGGGATACCACATTTGCAGGGCTTACTGCTAGGATTGATTGAATTTGGTATGCCTGCGATACTGTGTACCAAAAACGCTTACGAAAACCAGGATCTGACAATAATGAGGCATTCGCTTCATTTAGAATGGTATTTGCTTCCTTTACAAAAGTACTTATTACACCAGTATCTTTACTAAGCATTTGCAAAGCCTTTACATTGGGATCTGCATAGCCAAGTGCGTCCATTACCAGGTCTCGTACCACCTCAAATGTACTTTGTACAAACCGCAAAACTTGGTTCAGATAAGCTATACCCCCTGTTGTAACAAATCTTTCGGATAATTTGTAAATAAATCTGGAATAATTTTGTGCTTCTAAAGATACTCCCACAACTGTACCTACCAGGCCACATAAAACACCTAATAATGTGACGGTCTGAGATGGTGCTTGAACCACAATTTGTGGATCAACTAAATTCCTAATGGCTGCTGCTATTTGAGTACCGTACTTTAAAACTGTTTGCACGGCACTAAATCCTAACAGTTTAGCGATAGCTTTAACAAAAATATTACCCAGTACTGCCCAGGACTTAGATAACCAGGCGACGACCAAATCCATTATAATTTCAACACCATTTTGAATAAAAAGTGTTGAATCATATATGCTCCCAGGAAATGATTTTAAAGATTCTCGGATTTTTTCTTCCAAGGATTCTATCAACGGGGAAATATTTTCCAACATCGCCGATGCATTGTCACATATTTCAAGACCCTTAACCAACAATTTTTCAGCCTTAGTTGAACTTGATATAATAGCATCTCCTACGTTATTGGCGTTTGTCAATGTATCTGCTATTTGATCCGGCAAATTCATTATAGTATTTACCTTCGCAAGGGTCTTGGAATACAAAGATGCTTCTGCTTGGAATTTTATTTCCGTTTCATACACACCGTGCAGACGATCTCGTGTAATAGTGGAAGGGACACCCAAAAAACTTTCATATTCAAAATCATCCCCTGCTTCCCACCATACAGTTACGTCACATGTACACGAAGGGGTAAATACTATATGTCCCGCATTGGTATCCGTTTGATCTCTTACAGATAAGATTTCATTATTACGGGCCGAATGACACAGTGTCCAGTTTAACTCTGTATCATATGGTACTTCCACACATTCTGTCGCATTTACATTTGCAACCAATGGAACGCTGGCAAATGAAGATCCAACTAAGCTTGGACCTTTAGGAAACTCTATTTTCCCAATTTTCCGAACGCCAGAGTGGGGAATGTGCGTTATCCAATGCGTGTAATTTTTTGACAGACTATCCTCGACAACAAAGGTAAACCGCATACTACCTCGCCAAAAACGGAATAAGTTCATTAGCATGGCAGTAGGTGTAAGAGTTACTCCATCTGCATATATCGTTTCATAACTATCTGAGTAAACCATATTGTGAGATGGTACCATCAAAGGAATGAATAGAGATACATGATTTGTTACTTCCGTTTTATTAAAGGATATGGCTTTCGTCAACTGTATAGGTCGTCTTAGAATGTCCTTTATGTTAACCTGAGAATCTAAAGTTTGTATGTGTAAAGCATTCAAACCCGCATTGAAATCAGGGGTATCATCTGGATTCTCAGCTAAGGAACCTTCCATCTGAAACTTGATTTTTGTATGATCGAGAGTTAACTCCTTTGTTAAAGTGACGCGTTTCTCTGCAGATGTAGTAATGTATGCGGTTGGAGCCAAAGCAGGCACATTAAACATGGGCATATCTCTAAATAGAGCTACATCTTTCGTTACCTCTAAGTGCGACGGTTTCAATGAATGCACCATAAAACTTGGTCCAGCACGTATGTAGGCAAGCATTTGCACAACATTAGCTACTGTGTCTGGCGCCCGTAATTCGTTAACCACATAAAATTGAATTCGCATAAAATCGTTTGTACCAAGCGTAAATATATGATCGACAGGGAGTCTATTATCTTGCTCAAATGTATAAGGTGTATAAATCTGAGCAGTATTACGGCGCCATATAGTATCATAGATGTAAGGAATCGTGAATGTGACGCTCTTTTGGTCTCCCAGATGGAAAATTTTAGTATATACACATGCGGCCTCTTGGAATACTGTACCTTGATTGGACACTTGGATACTGACCATAATAGCACCTGTGTGAAATTGATTGGATATAAAATCCAATCTACATTCTAATGTTCCCGACCAAAAACCATACAAGGATGCAATATATTCAACTGGAGTTAGAACATTAGATTCTATACGACTATTACTGCTTTTAAAGTTGTGATGTAAATCAACAATAATATCGTCTATATGATCATCGGGTTTCATAGTCGTTGTCCAAGCCATAATTTTCTTTAATCCCCATACCTTAGCTATTTCCAACACCGTTCGAGGAGTTCTTGTAGATTGTTTCACTTCAACGGCAGATGTTATGACCTGAGGATTCAATCTTAAAACTGTTCCTCCGAAAATTCCTTTTCCTGAAGCAAATTGGTTTCGAGGTTTTGGTATTACTTGAGTGGAAGAGGTTACTGTTGGTTTATCCTGATTGCGTGTCTTCCCTAACTGATCAATAAAAGCTTCAGCACCTACTAGTACGGCCTTTAGTGATTTCGTTGGTATCATTCCTTTCACTACTGCATCTACATCCATTTGCACGGTATGAACTGCCTCCATCCCCGCAAATGAGGCTTTTGAAAAGCGATAATAGGGACGTATATTCATATTAACAGCCTGATTAGCCCCTGTTAACAATTTCGCAAGAATATGTAATTGTACTCTAGCGTATGTAGAGGGTACAATAGTCTGTTCGGTGTCTTGTTGCAAATTCAAATGCAAAAATGACCGGTGGTAAATAAAGGGTATTTGCAATGTCCCTTGATTATTCGTTGACAGGTCTAACATCACATGTTCTCGCTGTAAGCAAGTAGGTAATAAATCTCCAAAATCCGTTAAACCTACTGGATCATATTTAATACTAGCTAAAGCTTTACCCGATTGAAATTTATGAGCGTTGACCACAAACTTCATTTCTATTGATAAAGCACCATAGCGGAACAGCATGAATGGAGCCAAACTAGGATTTATAATATGAGACTTCAACAAATCGTAAGGTAGGTACCATTCTTTCAATAATGTACCCGAAGTTTGCGATGTTGTAATAGTTATAGTTTCCAAAGGCATCCACCTTTCCGTTAAACTATCGAACTGGTGCAAATCTTCACTTGAGGCGTAACTTAAAGTATCATCTTTAATTGCTAAAGGTATACTCTCAGTATTTCCAGTACTATTTGTTAAAATAGTATTACTATGTTTGGTACCAGTCAAAACTTCCTCACCCTGAACCGATTCTTGCGGATGAGAATTTTCTGCTTGTACCTCGCAAATATTATCATCATAAGATAATAGGTCGGTATAATAAATTAGCATTTGTTGTACTTGGTCTTCTGTCAAGTACTCTTTCAAAACTACCACAGCCATATAATTAGCGAATTGCTTAATAGTACGTCTATGATATCCTGTAACTTCCGCCTCTAAAACTCCTTTTTCAGATGCGACCACGAGTCTGTAACATTTCTCCTTCCCTGTGCACTCGGCGTACCCACTATATATCTTCGACCACGACGATATATTAAGTAGCTGATAAAGCACACAATAATAACTGATACCCAAGACAAATTCTGCCAAACTGGCAAAATAGTTTGTTGATACCACTTCTTCATCTTCTTTTTCATCCTCCGGGTTAAAAGGGAATTTATACTCAAATGTGGTGTATTCTCTATATGAAAAGGGGTAAAATCGGCAACATGCTCGACTTCCTCCATTTCTAACACAAACATAGGGTTTAATTCCATTTTCTTCACTCTGTAAATCTTGTTTAAACATTCGTAATAATAATATTGTACCGCAATATAATTTAGCTCTGTATGTTTAATTCCATTTTCTTCACTC